GCAAGTCATTTTTCAACTGTTTATTATGTAAGAGCAGATGATATGGGTGACTTGCAAATTGAAGAAGAACAAGGAGCAAAATTAGGATTATATATTCCTCCAACGGATCAATATTTTAGTTCATGGAATCAACTTAATTTTGCTAGTTATCGTATAAAAGCAGAAACAGGAAATTTTATAATTTTCCCTAGTACCTTAATGCATAAAACTTTAGATAATACAAAAGATAAACAAAGAATTAGTATAAGCTCAGACATTCTTTTGACAATGAAAGAAGGGGTAAGTGCGGAACATTGTATTCCTCATCCTAAAGGGTGGAAAACCATCTAGTTTTAAATGTCAAGAAAACAATTAAAAAAAGATTTCTTGAAATCATTAACACATGTGTTTAAATTGGTTCTCACCCAAAAATTGTAAATCAGGAGAAATTATGGATAATCAAGAAGTATTGAAAGCTATAGCTGTCCTCGCAGATAAGGTGAGCCGCTACCACGAAAGACTACTAGCCGTTGAAAGAGATCATACAAGACATGTACAAGGTTGTACTTGTCAAAAAGAAGTTGCTAGTGGTAAAGATTATCCTAAAGGAGATGTATATGACACTCTAACAATTGATCCTAATCCAAAATATTCTACAGGTGGAAGACCTTTAGATGATGAAGAAAGAGCATTTGTAGAAAAAAATATGAAAGCTCATCTTAGAGGAGAACTTAATGCAAAATATTAACTGCCCTACTTGTGGTTGTGTAGAAGACAAATGTATTTGTGATGACTTCTGTGAAAATTGTGGTTCTTAATCGTTTTTAGTTTGACCAAAAACATCAGGTAACTTAACTACTTTAACTTGAACATTAGTTTCAATATCATCAGCTGTTGTAGCTGTATTAGGATCAGATACATCTAACTGAGCCGCTTCTTCAGAATCATAATCTAAACCAGTATTTTTGTTTTTTACTTCTCTATGGACTTCAGGATGAATAATAGCAATTTCTTGTCCTTCAACAATTTGAGTTCCAATTTGTTTTGATTCTTGTATTTTTTTAAATGTCATACTGTTATCTCCATTAAACTTACTAATATTTTAACCGCACCTGTTAATTTAATTGCATCAGCTTGTTCTAATACAATAGGTTGCGTTAACACTTCTTCTTCGGCACCATCAGCTAAACTATCCTTATACAACTCTATTTCTAAATTACTATTACTGCTATCCATCATTGTCACTGTTGTAGTAATAGCTCCACCTGATTGATTAGACAGTTTAATGCTTTTAACCAAAGCAGTTGTTGGGGGAACAGGAGGTTGAGAATTTTGATCTGCTGTTGGAACTGTGTAAATAGTTCCTGTCGCACTACCCGATCTACTTAAAAATAAATCAGCCAAGGAACCACGTCCTTGCTGTAGATTCGTCTTTTAAATCTTGTTGATAACCAAAATTTAATTGTTGTACTATTTGCTCTAGCAACCTTGTTAAAATATCAATAATAGTAGGTTGATATGTAGGTGTTGCTTGAGGAAATCTTGTTGTCGTTATTTTAGCCATTATCTGCCTCCATCTGGTTGTACATCCAATCGTAAAGTACCATACCGCCATCTATCACCTACAGCGTCACTGTCAATACGAACATTAGCTTGTCTTCCTCTTCCTCGTAAATCAAATTTTTCGGTGGTAGATATTACAGTTCTAACCACGGTTTGATTATTCGTTGCACTTGGATATGTTTTAAATCTTAATGTTAAATCTACAGATCCCGCTAAATCTTTAAAGTTTGGTATACCTCTTCCTATGTGTAAAAAAGGTTGACCGTCTGCAATATCAAAATCACCTGATTCTATAAAAGCACTTATTCCTTCCGTTACATTATCATCTCCTGTTTCTTGTTGATACAATGTTGTTGCTCCTGCTGTTACACCATTAATAACATTATTATCTGAAATTCCTGTAGTAGAATATTCTGTTGCGTATGGTTTTTGATATACACCATAATCTATCCATGTTGTTCTAGCTAAAGATCCTGTTGACCAGCAATCTTCTAAATAATTGTAAGTAACAAATCTGTCAATTTGCGTTGCATCATTTGAAGTATAAAACCAAGTTACTTCATTAAACTCTGAATTAACGGCTGCGTATGTTTCGGGTTGATTAGTTATACTAAAATCTTCAAACACATAATCTTGTACACTACAAGGCATTTTAGAAATAGCACCATCAAATTTATAAAAAGAATTTTGTGACATCCAAAAAGCTGTACCATTTACATCAACAGCAGAATGTAAAGAAACAGCACCACAATTTGCTCCTATTTGTGTAAGGTTAAAAACAAAAGGTGCGCCAACAAATTGTAATGCATTTAAACTTGTATCTGTCCAAACAAGTACAGCGTTACGTGATCGAACAGCAGTTACAATTTTTGATCCATCTTGAATTCTAAATGATCCTGCTGTGTTTGTAGCTGTAGGAGTCCATGTATTATAGTCTTCTTGTGAAGCAAATCTTAAAAATAAAGCGTCTTGCGTTGTCCCTGAACCAATTGTTGTTTCAGTACCAAATAAAAATACATGTCTATCAGGCATCGATACTAAATTAAAACGAGAAACCGTAGGTGCATTAGCAATAACAGCAGCGGGTGTTCCTACACCAACAGATGTATCCCACCTAAAAGTATTACTATTATTAACTGTTGCTAATAAATCTTCACCAAAATTATCAAAAGACCAGTTACGTCCTTCTATTGTAACGTTAGACGTAGAACGAGCCGTGCCCCATGCTTCTTTACCCCACTCATATGTACCCCAACCATAACCATATTGTGATACGGCTGTACCACTATGTATTTGATAGGTTGCTGTAGCTGTAACTGTTGACGTTCCTGTACTCGTAGCCGCAGTTGCCGTAGTAATTGTGTAAGTATTAGCAGTAGGAACTGTTAGTATTTCATATTCCGCATCCATTGTTGCAGCAGGTATTCCATTAACAGGGCCTGATGTAGAAGATATAGTAACAAAATCTCCAACTTCTGCGTTATGACTTGGATCAGTAACAGTAACTGATGTGCTAGAAAATGTTTGAAAACCTGTAATTGATCCTGTTGCTCTTATAGGTGTAATGTCATAGGCTACACCTTCTGAATAAATATATAATTTTCTATCTGTTCCGATGGCCGTGTACCTAACACCATCTAAAGAAGTCCATGCATGCATGTCTCTTGCTACACCAACTAAAGTAGTATTAATTAATTTTATCCACCCACCAAGTTTTTCTGGTAAACCATATCTAAAACGTACCATATCGGAATCAGTCCAACGTCCTGCAGCTCCGTATTCAGTATCTTGTTTATCTATGCCAGGAGCAAATCCTATTTTTGTTAGAGGCATTATGCAATCCTCAAGAATCTATAAACCATTTCACCAACACCACCAACAGCACCTCCAGATGAACCTGGTTCAGCACCACCTCCACCTCCACCAGAACCTTGCGTTCCAACACTTCCACCACTTGATCCATTAGGACCACCAGAACCACCACTTATATTACTATTATAAGAAGCTGCTCCATTTCCACCTGCAACAGTACAGTTATCACCTCCACAATTTGTTCCTGTTACTCCTGCAACACCAGCTCCACCAGAATTAAAAGTGCTATTAGGTCCACTATTAAATGTGGTTATATTAAGACCGTCTACTGTTGTTCCTGATGATAAAGAACTTCCTAAAGTGGCTGTTCCACCTGAACTTGGGTTGTTAGAACGAAGAGGTCCTTTAACTCCTCCGCCAGACGCCGATCCTCCTCCACCGCCAGTTAAAGAAAAAATAGAACCTGTAGTATCTCCTGATAAACTTGTTAAGCTTCCTGAGCCTGCTGTTACATTATAATTAGGAGAACTGTTTCCAGCACTTCCAGAACTTCCTACAACTGCTGTTAGTTGTTCTCCTCCTGAAACTGTGTATACTCTATCGGAAATATAAGCACCTGAACCACCGCCTGTACCACCTGATTCACCGCCAGCTTTATCATAATCAGCACCCGAAACACCACCTGCTCCTCCACCAACTGCTTGTTGTACATGAATAGCATTAGCATTAGAGGGAACAGCTATTGTTGTTGTTCCTGATGAACTTATTGTAGCAAAAGAAGTAGTATCAAATAAAGTAAAGACAGTTCGCCATGAACCGCCGTCTTTTACATAAGCATTTGAAATTGTTTTGTTGGTAAAAGATGTACCATCTCGAACGTAAACTTGAGTTCCAGCATCTGAACTTATTTCACGAAAAGTACCACCATCTTTTACATAAATTGGCATAATTTTTAACTATATTTGTACCAAATGTCTCCATCAGAGCCACCACTTGGTGCAGATACACTCACTGTTCTTGTGCCGTTAGCATTTGTTCCTGCCGTAGCAGAAATAAAAGCCTGTACATCACTACCAATAGCAACACCTAAGTTTGTTCTTGATGTTCCTGTAGCAGCAACATCACTTAAATTATCAGCTTCTTGCAATACACCAGTAACAGCAGTACCTGCAAATTTATATTTGATAGATTCATAAGTTGCCATATTACTTCTCCGTTAGTTTCCAACCATAAGTTGCACCTGAGTATACTAAACTAAAAGCTGCATCTTCGGTTGCTACAGTTAAATCTGCTGTAGCTCCATTAATCTTTAAACTATTTCTTCCAACAGTTAAATTATTTGTATCAAAGGTACTTGCTAAATCAATAAATCTTACCTCATCTCCTGTAGCAGGAGCTGCTGGTAAAGTAACTGTAAAAGCTCCGCCAGATGTATTAGCAAATATTTTATCCCCACTTAAAGCTGTATAGGTAGTTGTTTTAGTAACCCATGTGCCACCTGATGTTTGAAGTTCGTACCAATTAGTACCATCAGTGGCTAAGAAAACACTTGTCTCAGGATTAATTACATAAGTATTACCTGAAGCACCTAGTCTAGCTGTAACTGTATATGTTGCCGCCGCATTTCGTAAAAAATATAATTTTTCTTTTGCGGTAAATTGTACAATGTGATTGGCTGCCGCATTTGTAAATATAATAGCGGCTTGTCTGTTTTCATTATCTGCTTGTGTAGCAGGACCATTTGTTGATGATAGAGTAGTTACGGTTCCAGATGATATGTTCTTTGTATATACACCAGATATTGATTGTTCTATTGATTGCGAAAAATTGTTGTTAGTAGTTGTACCCCAAGCATTTGCTTGATCTCCTACCCCTATTAACTCTATTTGTAGTCGTGTTGAATATGTTGACATAATTTACCTACGCTGCGTCTCGCCATGTATTTGTAGCAGAATCATCTACATTTGTCCAAGTATTTGTGCCTGAGTCAGGTACTACTTGCCATGCATATACTCCTTGATCTCCTTGAACTAAGGTCATGCTTTGACCTATTACTTCTGCAATTGAATTTGTAATTGGTACTACTGTTCCGAGAGCCGTGTTGACTGTTTGACCAGTAGGTAACGTAGTTGCTGAAGCATTTATTACTGAAGCGCCTAAAGCTGTTGTTAATCCAAAACCTGTAACCGTTACAACACTTGTACCTACAACTGTTTCTTCTCCTAGTGTCGAAGTTAATCCAAAGCCTGTTACAGCGATTTCTGTTACAGCGTCTACAGCAACTGTTCCGAGAGCCGTGCTTATTTCTTCACTATCATAATTAGTATTAACAGGAGTATTGGCTAAACCACCCATGCCAGAGTGATAATTACAGAAATAATATAAAGTAGGTGCACTTGCAGCTACATCAATAGTTAAACTTCTTGTAGTTGCAGAAGCGTAATTCGTTATGTAATCGGATTGAGAAACATTAGACCCATTTATTTGATAAGTGACACCAGTATTGTAAACTGTTCCTCCTGAATGTGTTCCATCTGAAGTGGTCGATAGCAAAATTGGATGTCCATCAACAGACGAATCATTAGCACTAAAGATAAATATATCTTCTTCTCTAAGAGTAAGTATTGGTTGTTGAACTCCATTAATAAAGTATTTATTAGCTCCTCCTACATTCTGTACTGTTACCGTTAATGTTTCTGTTATACCTTTAGGCTGTACAAGTGCATCAGCTGTTACTGTTTCTTCACCTAAGAATATATCTAAATCAGGTTCAGATGAAGCATCAATTGATACTTGACCGCCTGCTGTTACAGCGAATGTTCCTATAACTGAATTTAATCCAAAACCTGTAACTGAAACAACGGGGTTTGCTGTCTCTGAAACAGTTACAGTACCTAAAGTAGACGTTATATTTTGACCAGTAAGAACAGGGAAAGAAGTTGTTACAATTGTTTCATTTCCTAAAGCTGATGTTAAAGTTTGACCTGTAACTGCGATAACAGTACCTGCTGCAGCTGTTTCAATACCTAAAGCTGATGTTAAAGTTTGACCTGTAACAACGGCTACAGCATCCTGTTTACCTAACGATGATATCGGCCCTTCTGCAAAGGCTAAAATTCCTAAAGTCATAAGCCTCTATTTTAACTATAAAAAGTGGTTTAGTCTACTGTGCTTTTTTATAATAAGCAGGTAACCCTAACATAGGTCTGCCATCAAAAGCATTGTTTTCTTGAAATTGACCTTGTTTGTTATTGTAATGTAAAAACACTTGACCACAGTCTTGCCCTTCAAAAGGTTGACGCCAATGCTCTAAATCACAGCCACTATAAACCAGCATATCTCCTGGTTTAAGAATTACTTTTTTTCCTTTATTACCTAATCCTTCAGAAGGATCTAGATATATAGGCCATTCATCACCGCCTAAGTTTAATGTGCATGATATTTCACAAGATGGTCTATCTTTATGTCGATGTAATACATCTCCAAATTTATATATTCTTGCATATGTGTAAGTAGGAATTAAATTCATTTTAGTAACAATCATCATTTTAGGTCTTACTCGAACCATTAATGTTTCCATTACAAGATCAGCATAGTGAGAATAAGTATCAGGTATTTGATCATCATTCCAATCTCCCCAACTGTCATCAAAAGGAGATATATATCTTGTTTCTTTTAAATGTTTGGCTACTTGTCTTTTATTAAGAAAATAAGCATAACAAAAACTAGCAACGTCTTTTGTTACAGCTTTTTTAACAACTTCATATTTATCTTTTTCAAAACTCATTTCTTCTCCTCTTGTATTTTTGTAAATCTATTGTCTATGGCTTGTATATTAAAATGAATAAATCTAAATGATTGATTAGGACCTCCTACAGAATATTGATGTGTAACATAAGCAGGCATTATAATTAAAGTTCCTGGCTTAGGTTTCCAATGAATTGAATCAGAAGCATAAGTTATTTCGTTAGGATTTTTTAAAGGTAAAGCAGAAAGTAAAGCTGCGGGCCGTGGGTCATGAATAACTGGTATCGGTCCGTCTTCCTCTCTTTTTAAATATAAAAATCCTGATACATGATTATTTGGATGTACATGTGAATTATGATGCCCTCCTCCATCTTTAGGAAATTCTTGAACCCAACATTCAGTAAATACGCAAGTATGATTAGATAAATCAAACCCTATAGCGTCTAAAAATTCACATGAACGTTGACCCATATGATCAATATAAAATTTTAATTCTGGATCACTTGCAATAGGAAAAGAATGAGCTACTTCTCCAAAATCAGTTTTTTTCTTTTTAATTCTTTCTTTAAAATCTTTTTCATTTTTAATTGCATCTAAATGTTTTTCACATTTTTTATTTATATCATCTACCCAATGAGGTAAATCTTCCATGTAAACAGGTGTTTTAAAATATTCTTGAAATGTCATCATACGAAAGGATTTCCTTGTTGCCAATTAACTAGTGAGTATCTTGTTCCTGAAGTAACAGGAGTAACACGATGCCAAACAAAAGAAGGGAATATTGTTACAGAACCTTTTAAACGTGCAGGTTTAATAATGGTTACTTCATTTTCTTTTTTAGGATCATTTTCTGTTATTTCAAAATTACCACCTTCATAATTATCGCCATCTATTAAAGCAACAGTCAAAGATAATTTTCTTATTTTTCCATTAAGAAGAAGTTTTTTCCCTGAATCTGTATGCCAATCATAATGTTGTTTTTTAGAACCTACATATTTAGTAAACTGACAAGTCTCAGACCAATCCCAATGAAAATTCCAACCAGCGTTTTGATTTGCTTTTTTTACAAGAGGATGTAATTCTTTGTAAATCCATACAGGATCCATCCATACAACATTTGAGCTACGTTGTTTTTCTAAACGTTTTTGTTCATTAGGTGTCATGTTGTCCTTGTCATAACCCCAAGTAACACCTGTTTCTTCTTTTAATTTTTTTCCATATTCTACAATGTCATCACAAATTCGTGAAGGGATTGCTTGAGGAAAACACCAATAATAATTTTCTAACTGCATTATAATTTCTTTCTCCTTTTTATACTTTTTTAAAAGTATGTAAATTATTTTATACTTAATTTTATTGAAATTTATACCTAATTACTACTACTCCCGAGCCACCAGCTCCACCGTATGCATTACCAGGGCCACCACCAGCGCCACCTCCGCCGCCTCCAGTGTTTACAGTTCCAGCTACACCTGGAGCACAGCCTGAACCAACTCCACCAGCGCCACCACCACCAGTTCCGCCAATAGAAGGATTTCCTGTACAATAAGCTCCACCGCCTCCGCCTCCTGCAAAAGTTGTAGAAGCACCAGGTATTGTTATTGCAGTGCCAACTCCACCATCACCATTGGTTCCGCCAGAACCACCAGCATTTCCAGTAGCAGTGTGACCACCACCACCACCACCACTTTGTGCACCTGAACTACCAGCTCCTCCAGCATTTCCTTGAGATGGACTAACAGGGGGAGTGTTTCCTGCACCGCCTGATCCTGCACTAGGATTTCCTGCGCCTCCGCCACCAGAACCACCAGCTAAACCATTACGGGGAGCGCAATATGGACCACCGCCACCACCACCCGCAGATGTGATTGAAAAACCACTAGATAAACTTCCTGAATTTTTGCCACCAATAAGTTGAGCTCCGCCAGCACCTACTACAATAGGGTAACCTGTAGCAGTAATAGGGGTTCCACCAGTAGAGGGATTTGGATAATTTTGTCTAAAACCACCAGCACCACCACCACCTGCTCTAAAAGTTCCTGCTCCAGAACCTCCACCAGCGACTATTAAATAATCGACAGTATTTGATCCGCTAGCAGCACCTGGGTTGGACACAGTAAAAGTTCCAGCAGCATTAAATGTATGTACCTTAAAATCTCCGTCTGTTGTAATTGTTCCTCCCGTTGCTACAATAAATGGATTAGGGGATATTCCAGGATCAGGTGCTGCTGAAGTAAGAACCCAACCTTGGGTTGCATCAACATAAGTTAAAACACCAGCCTGTCTTTCTGTACGCATCTCAACATCGTCTGTTGATCCTTTTATTTTCTCTGAACCGTTCGCTGATATTGTTAAAACGTTTGTGTCAAATGTTCCTGCGTAATCAACTAATCCTATTTGTGCACCTGCTGAACCAGCAGGTAAATTTACTGTTACGGCTCCTCCTGTGGTATTAACAAAATACCCTTTTTCTGCCGCAGCAGTAAAAGTAGAAGTTTTTATATCACTTGTTTGCCAACTTAAATTGTCACCAAATCCTGTTGCTGTTCCTGTACTAGCATTTATTGTTCCTGCTATAGTTAGTGTTGCACCTGATGGCAACGTTACAGTATCACCTGAGTCGGATATTTGAAGTGCTGTTCCTGATTGTGGTTCAATCTTGTCTGTTTTTAAAGTATTATTTACTCCATCTATTTCAATAGTCATAAAGTAAACTTACCTTTCCTATAAACTAATCCAAGAAGAAGTTTCTGTGTTCCATAAAAAATTACCTTGTGGATCTTCTTCATCTTCAGCTACCCATCTTGTGTTAATTTCATCCCAGTTAATAATATAATTTTTTGCAGGATCTCCGTATGTTGTTACACTTGGATATGCTATTGAAGATTCCCAAATGCATGTAGTTTCATTAAGAACCCATGACGCATATAGTTTTGGCGGAATAAATGCATCACGGTCTTCATCATAAGTGTAACCTGTTCCCGCATAATTTTTACGAAAAGGAGTTCCACCTAACTTGTGTGTATTGGCAGTTGTATTATAAGATGTTTTTTTCCATAAAGGCCATCCATGTATATGTTCTAAAAACTGTATTCCTACAGATTCATCTTCAATATTATCAGCGTTTTGACAGTCTGCGTCTGCAACGACTTCTACGCCAATAACTTTTGAATTAATTCCTAATTTTGCAAAATGTGCCATACTTATCTCCTTACCTTACACCTTTTTTATAATAATTGAAACTGAAAAGAAAGATTTAAAATAGGGTCTTTATTTTTATTTTCAGTTAATCTATGAGTTATATCAGAAGAAAACAAGATAATTTTGTTTTTTTGCATTGGTATTGACCATCTTCTTTTCTTACTTCTTCCAACTTCATATTCAAAAATAATCTCAGAAGATATATCTCTAGGCTCTAAACAAATTAAAGCAGATATATCTGGTGATTCATTGTAATTCCATTCATCTATATGATGGTGATTTCCTATTGATTGATTATGAGCTTGTATAATTGCTCCTTGTTTTATAAGAATAGGAGTTTTTACATGTTCAACTTTATAATGATCTCTTATATAATCTTGAATCCATTGTATATGTTGATGGTAATCATATTTAGTATAGTTATAACCGTAATAAACTTTATCATTATCTAATCTTTCTTTTTGATAATATTTTAATAATACTTGTTGTATAATTTCGTTATAATTAATTTTTAAAATTTCAGGTACAAAATCAATAATTAAAAATTGTTCATTTAATATATTTTTTTCAAACATTAAACTATTTGTCCGTCTACCTTGTCCCAACTTGTTGTTCCTTCATTCCATTCATAAGAATCTTTTTTACCGTCTGTTTCTGTATTAGGGTATGAAACAGGAGAATCCCATTTTCCTGTTGTTAAGTTTAATGTCCAACTATCATAAGGTTTTTTTGCATAAAACATATTTTTATCTTCATCCCAAATCATTCCCACACCTGCAAAGTTTTTTCTAAATGCTTTAGATTGATCATCAGATAAAGTAATTCCATCGTTTTTATAATGTTGACCTTCTTTTGTATTATAAGAAGTTTTTACCCAAATTGGCCACCCATGTATGCGTTCTAAAAATTCTCTTCCTATTTCTTCTAACTCAACACCATTTGTATCTTTAGTATCTGCATCAAGTACAACATTAACTGCTATAACTTTTGAATTTAATCCTATTTTTGCAAAATGTGCCATATTAATTTTGATATTTATATCTGATTACTACTACCCCAGAACCACCTGATCTAGAGCCTGTGTTATATTCTCCGCCATTTCCACCGCTACCTCTATTTGCTGTTGAACTTGCGCTTGGTGATCCACTACCACCGCCATAACCACCTGCTGCATAAGTTAAAGAAGAACCTGAAATTGAATAAGCTTTTCCAGCTCCTCCTGCTTGAGCCGTGCTACCACTAGCTGCAACTCCAGCTCCGCCAGCTCCACCGCCGCCGCCACCACGACCTGGACAACCTCCAACATTTGAGAAACCACCACCAGCATTTCCAAAACCAGCCGATCCTGAAACTCCAGGTTGAGAAGGTTGCGTACCCGAACCACCTGATCTAGTAGCTCCAGAAGGGCCAGGAGCTGTTGCTCCGCCACCACCAGAACCACCAGGACTACCAGGACCAGAAGGGCCAGGAGAGCTATTTGATCCCCCACCTCCTCCACCTTTACCTGTTAAGGAATTAAAAGTAGTATCACTTCCAGAATTTGAATTTGAAGCATTACCTACTCCAGCTCCACCTGCACCAATTGTTATTGGATAAGATCCAGGAGAAGTAGCAAGACTTGATTGACCTGATTGATAAACTAATCCTCCAGCTCCAGCTCCACCATTAGTAAATCCAGAAGGGCTTGCTGAAGCAGTTCCTCCACCTCCAGCTACAACCAACCAATCGGCTGTTGTGCCTCCTCCAGGATTACCTGTGCATGTAACAGTAAGTGTACCATTACCTGTAAAAGTATGAATTCTATAATCTCCATCTGTAGTTTCTGTTCCACCAGATGCTGTAATATAGGCAGGTTGAGATGCTCCAGCATCATTAGATGCTGTAATAAGCCAACCTTGAGTTGCGTCTACATAAATTATTTGAGTGCCTCCTCTATCTGCTGATAAAGTTGCATTGTTTATATTACCTTGAATTTTTTCTGATCCGTTTGCATCTAAAATACAACTGTTTGAATCCCAAGTACCTGCATAATCTACTAAACCTATTTGTGTTCCAGCAGAACCTGCGGGTAAATTAACAGTTACAGCTCCTGAAGTAGTATTAACAAAATAACCTTTTCCTGCTACGGCAGTGAATGTTGATGTTTTTATGTCACCTGTTTGCCAATCAATTTGTGGAGCAGTATCGGCAGGAGCAACCCATGCTCCATCACCTCTCCAAAATGTGCTTGAAGAAGCAGATGTTCCAGAATTAAGATTAGATACTGGTAAATTTCCTGAAAGATTTGTAGCATCATTCATTGTGCCACTAACTAAAGTTACATCAGCATCTGGTAGTGTGACCGCTCTATCTGTAGTTAAACTTGCAGGAGAAGCAATAGTAACACTACTAGTGTTATCATTTTCAAATAACTTTATTTTACCAGTTTCATTTACACGAATTTCAGCCATAAATTTTTTTTACCATATTAATTTTGATATTTATACGTAATTATTACCACACCTGATCCACCAGTACCGCCAACAAAATTATCAGGAGGAGGATTTACTACCGCAGAACCACCGCCACCGCCTAGGTTAGTACCTCCAGCAGAACCATTACCTTGAGGAGCTGGAGTAGGACTGCCAGCGTTAGCTCCAGCATTACCGCCACCACCAGAACCACCAGTGCCACCAACAGGAATAGCAGAACCTTGTGCACCGCCACCACCTGCTCTTGTTACCGAAGTACCAGATATTGAAGATGCTGTACCATTACCACCGTTTGCTCCGCCTGCTGAAGGAGCAGATGAAGGTGAATCTTGACCGCTTGCGCCAGCACCGCCACCGCCACCGCCACTGTTTGCATGACCACCAGCACCAGAACCTGCTCCGCCAGGATTACCTTGAGGAGGACTAACGGGAGGAGTATTTCCTGCACCGCCAGGTGGAAATGCATTACCGCCACCACCACTGCCTGAGCCGCCAGCAACACCACCTGTACCCAGTTTTGGTCCTTTACCACCACCAGCAGACGATATACTAAGACCAGAACTAGCTGCTCCATCACTACCAGGTTGTGAGGGACTACTATTTCCTGCACCGCCAGCACCTACTACAATAGGATAACTTGTTACACTAACAGGAGTTCCTCCTGTTGCAGGACTTGGAAAATTTGTTCTAAATCCACCAGCTCCAGATCCGCCGCCACCTGCTCCGCCACCGCCGCCACCAGCAATAGTTAAATAAGCAACGCTATTAGAACCAGAAGCATTACCAGCACTTGTTACTTGAAAAGTTCCTGAACTGTTGAAAGTATGAATTTTAAAATCTCCTGAAGTTGTTATTGTTCCTCCTGTAGCTACTACATAAGGTAATACACCTGTTATTGTACTTGTATCATCTTGAATTGGAATCCATCCTCTAGTTGCATCAACATACATTAAAACAATGGTAGAACCGTTTTCTGATATAACAGGATTTGTATCATCCCCTCCGTTAAGATTATTTCCATTAACATCTATAGTTAAATTATTTGTTGCGAATGTTTCCGCATAATCTTTAAAAGCTGTAAAATCTCCTGCAGTAGGACTAGCTGGTAAAGTAAAATTAAATGCTCCTCCTGTTGTATTACAAAAATAACCTTTCCCTGCTACTGCTGTAAAAGTAGCAGTTTTTATATCACCTGTTTGCCAATCTAAACTTTCAGAAAAACCTGTTGCTGTTCCTGTGTTTGTTATATTTCCTGCAATAGATAATGTAGCACCTGAAGGTACTGTAAATGTGTCACCTGAGTCTCCCATAGTAAAAGCTGTTCCCGTAGCGGGTGAGACTTTGTTTGTTTTTACTTCTGTAGTAGAAGTAATTGTTGTAGGAAGATTTAAAGTTGCATTTGTTGTTGTAAGTGTAGCACCTGAAGGTACTGTAATTGTGTCACCTGAATCACCAATTTGAAGAGCAGTTCCTGATCCTGGTGAAACTTTGTTTGTTTTTATTTCATCCGTTACAGTTAAACCTGCTCCTGTAGGAATAGTGATTGTGTCACCTGAATCTCCAACAGTTAAAGCCGTTCCTGATCCTGGTGAAATCTTATTAACTTTAATTTCCGAAGCCATTATACTATTACCAAATTTCCTGTTATTGTTTGTGTACCTGTTATTGTTACAGGTCCTGCTAAAACTCCTGAATCTATTGTTTGATCATCACTTAAAGTAGAATTATGCGTTGTTACATATGCCGTTGGATCCATGCTAGGAGATGGTGCACGTTGCGCTGGATATGTACAAAAAACATCTTTCGTACCTGCTGAAAAATTAACAGCAGCATCGCCATTTGTACTTTCAAGAATTGTTGTTCTTGATAATGTATCAGTACCTGCATCAGTTACTGTCCCAATACCAATTTCATATTCTGTGCCAGATTGAGCTGCAATACAATAATACGTTGTATTAGTCGTACCAATCCCAGCAACAAAAGTTTGAAATCCGCTACTTGCTCCTGCAAGGTTTATAGTTCCAGTTCCTGTTGTTGTCGTGGTTTCCTTAACACGATCATTGATAATCAATGCCATGCTAAATCCTTACGATAATCTCAGTATAGCTGTACTTGTACCTGGCGCTGGAAACTGAACGGTAAATGTGCCGTTAGTCGCTGTAAAATCAGAACCAAAAGCTAAAATACAAACTGAATCTGTTGTTCCTGAACCGCCATCAGTAGTTGTGTTGTAAATCATTGCTCCATTAGCTGTAAAACTTGCAGATGTCCACTGAGGGTCATTTGAAAAATCTACATACGCTGTTGTTGCTGATGTACTACCTGTAACCGATTGACCAGTTAAAGCTAATCCTCCTGCTGTGTAAGCAGAACCAGATGTGTTTGTTATTTCATTTGTCGTTGAATAGTCTTCGGTGGATGCTCCTAAACTTGCACTTGATGTAAATAATGCAATTTTAAAAGTACTACCACCACTTGCAAAATCATGAAATCCTTTTAACAGATCTCTTTTGAATGTATTGCAAACTGCTTGTGCTATTGCCATTTTTTTCTCCTATGGGTTTTGTGATGGTAAAGGAAGTCTGAGAACACCATCTTGGTATTCATCTCTTCTTCTTCTACCTTGTTGTTCAATTGCAAGTCTTTGCACGGCTTCTTGATAGCTTTTTTCGTACTGTGCAAGTAAGTCATATGGTCCTTTGAGGTATTTAAAAGCCTCAATTAGACAAGCATATAATAATACTTGTGGCGCATTTACACTAACCCAACTGGTTGTGTTAGTTGCGGAAAGCCCTGTTTCATTTCGATTCAAAGCTAATTCTATGTTATATGCTGAATCAGGAGTAGGTGCAACATATAATGTATTTTGATCCCACATAGCATAATATTTTGGTTTTGCGTTAGTTGTTCTATTAGGCCAATATTCTGTCATGTAACTAATATCTTTTTGAATTAAATATGTTCTTACATTAGCATCTGTTCCTGTAGTTGGATAAATACTCGCTGTGCGTACAAAAGCCATTGTACTTGGAGTTGCTCCTGGTAATACAATAAATTCATTACCAACACTTAAAGTGGTAAACTCATAAGCTCTAAAACAATCTAAATCTACTTCTCTAAATACACGAAGCTCTGCTTGATTTATAAAACCATTAAGAATGGTATCTGTTAATACCGTATCATCTGTTTCTGTATAAGATCTAATTTGTGTTTGTAATTCTGCAAAAGTTGTCATGTAATCACCACCGTTGTTGTACCTAAATTCATTGTCATTCTTATATCTTCATTAGCTTGAGATGTAATACCTAATGGTTGCATTGTTTGTACTTGTACTGTTTCATAAGCACCTGGTGCTGGAATAGGGTTAAATCGTTGTATTGTTTGCATAGAATTTAAAAAACTATTTGCACCTATAGCAATTGAAGATTTTGATCCTCCTCCTGGGCTTCCAATAGGAACAGTTGCGCTTATAACTTGTGGTTTAGCATGTTGCAAAGATTGTGCATCTGTTGGGTGATTAGTAGGATTTAGTAAAGGAGATTTTACTTCATACTCTGATCGATGAACCCATGCACCCGTCCATTCTTGAACCATCTGATTATAAGGATAAGCAAAACCATCACGATCTGAAATTCGTAAGGCAAATTTTCCTGAAGAATATCTTCCCATTAATAAGTTCCTCCTGTTATACCAATGTAAGGAACAAAATGAGAGCTTACATTTTCTCTATTTGTATCAGCAGCTCTTTTAAATTCTTCTTCATATACTTGTTTTAAAATTCCAATTCTATCAGGTGCATATTTCATAGATATATAATAAGCTAGCCCTGCTGTTAAACAAGGTAAAAAAGAAAAAGGTATTTCATTATTATTTGTATAATCACCAGAGTCTTTCATTCTAAGCATTGCATAATAAACTACTGTGTAAGCAGCATTGGCTGCAGGGTATAAATATAATTTAGGATTAATTGTTTTTTCAAAATAATATTGAGTTGGTCTACCACCAGATGTTTTAACTGTATAATTTAAATATGTTGATCTACTTATAGGTGAACAAGAATACTCATTATTATTAGAGTCTCTAATAACTAGATCTGTTATTTCTACAATTTGAGAAGCATCACTTGCGTCATTACCAAACAAAGCTGTACCACTTAATTCAATAGTATTAGCAGTAAGAGCTGCTGTTTGTTTTTGTATTGTCCAGAGGTTAAGCCCTCTATTAGACCATTCAGCTAAAAGAAGATTTAAAGAACGACGTGCGGTTCTAAGTTGGTACCCAGTACGATCTTGTAAACCGCATCGTTCAAAAGCTTCTTCAACTATTTCATCAATAGAAAAATCAAAGTTTGCTGTGTTAGCATAAGTTGGCATTTAATTATTAAGATTTTTTCATGCCACGTTTAGCAACTCCACCGCCACGTGATTTATTTAAAGTTTTAATAATTCTTTTCTTTTCATCTTTTAAATTTCTTTTACCTCTTCTAGTATCAGCTTTTTCAGCATTAACTCTTCCAAGTTCTTCTAATTTATTCATACGACTAGTATTAACTTTGCCACCATTAGCTTTTTTAATAACTTTTCCACCTTTTTTAGCAGTCATTAGTTCAGTAGGCATACGCTTAGATTCTTCACCTACGCCGTATCCTCTTGAATACATCATGTCACCTGTGCGACCACCCATATTCATTTTTTTAACAACTTTTCCACCACGTTTCATTGCTGTTTTTTTCTTAGGTGCCATTCCACCTTTATTCATCTTAGCTGTTTTCTTTTTACCCATCATGATAGATCTCCATTAGTTTTTTTGTATTTATCTTCACGTGATACTACGACGTCTCGATAGTATTCGTCAGGCCAATGTTTATAATAGCCTTGTTTTTTTAATTTATCAGAAGCTTGGTGTAATTGCGAGAACTTTTGTACCAACATCATAGAATACTTTAGATTGCTTTCTATTGGAGGAATTTTACCTTGAGGAGCTACCAAAAATTCTTGGTCAATTTCTGTGGCTGGATTAGAAGGATGAAAGCTCATAAAATAAATATCCTTTAAATTATATATATCATTATACTCTTCTGTAGCTATATGTAAATCATTAGGGGAATAATTACAGTAAGGGTCACAAAATACTAATATTTCTGACACACTAAAATCTAAGTTTTTAATGTGGTTGTTTAATTCTTTTTTATATTGAGATCCTTTGCTTTTGACAGATACCCAAACTTTTTTATCATGCCATGCTTTTTTAGCAAAAGGACAAGCAGGGACACCTCCTAAGTGAATATTGGGAATTTCAAGATAATGACTGGACCACAACCTAACATCATCAATTATATCGGTTCTGGATACTTCTGTCATCTAAGACAGCGTTCCTACCACCCATAAAACAGCATAGCAAGTTAAAAAGAAAGTGACTGGTTCCATTATTTATCTTCTTGGTGTGTGCCATCTATTTCAAATCGTATTGACTTTATCTTGTAATTTAGCTCAAGCAAATCCTGTTTTAATTCAAGCACATTTTGATTTTCTTGAATCTTGGCTAACTCATTTTTAAACAATTCAAAATCACTATATAATTTACCTATATAAAACACGTTTCCACAGGCAGCCGATATAAGGCCAACGCCAATAACAATGTTTTTTAAGGACAATTCAATCTGCATGTATTTCTCTTTTTTTCTGTTTTATTTTCTTTTCTATTTTATCTTTTTTTATTTTGTTTACACCCTTACACATTTCTCGCACAGTCGCAAAATCTTCTCCTAATTCAAGATCTTTATATTTAGCACAATTAGCTAAAAGCTCTAATTCTTGACGGAATCTATCGTTTTCTCTGAGTAATTGTATGGTATCATTATTACATGTGGATTGTAAAGGCCATCTAAACCTAACACCTACTGTTCCATTTACATCATCACTATAACTATTATAATTATTATCAATATTACCATCACCATCTAGAAATGTAGTTTTACCATCAGTTCCTCTAAGTTCTGTGTATAATTCTATAGATCCTCGTTCACAACTATTTCTACTATTACCTAAGTATTCATTTTTAGCTTGTGCTTTACTACTAAGTAAACAGCACACTATTAATAGTAAAATAAGAAAAGCCATTAATTTTCTTTCGTGTTTCATCAATAACCGCCTGATGCTACTCTTTCAATTTCTTTAATATCGTATCCTATTTGTCTAAGAGAGTCTGTGTTATTTCTTACGAGCTCTTCTAACGCCTGATACTCTGCTTGTGAGGCTAGTTTGTATGAACCATCACGCAGTGCATACAGTATTCCCTCGAGCCTCCCGACCCATGTTGCCATTTCGGCCATTTCTTTTACGAGCTCTTCCCTAGCTTCTGCATAGTTCTTAGAGTTTCTTCCTGTCTTGTCTGTGTAAGTTCTGTGTATGTTATCTATATCGCCATATATACGTTCTTCTAAATTCTCTACTTCTAATTTTAATAAAGCAATAGTAGTTGTACTTGCATCTATTTGATTTGTAAGTTTACTTGTATAGTTAATTGCCCCGTAAGATGCTGCTAATACAGACAACACTACAGGAATTGACGCTAAGTATTTGAAGTACCCCATTTAACATTTCCATCTTTTCCTCGCTTGCCGTAACCTCGAATTAGGATCTTTAGCTGCGCTAGGAAATTTCTTCATTTGTCCTGCACTACGTGCACAATATGATTTGCGTCGATTTGCAGCTTTGGAACCTTTTTTTACTTTTCCCGTTACAGCCGTTTTTAATTTAGAACCAGGATTATCTCGACGATATCTTGCTACCCCAGCTTTAGTCATTCCCGCCCCTTTTTTAGTGGGGCGAAAATTCTTTTTAGTTTTTGGTGGCTGTTTATCAGCCATATGTTTTAATCCATTCAGTTACACAACTAACGGATTCACCTGAAACAAAAGTTCCTGGTACAACAATCATTACATCTCCTGATGCATTTGCTGCACCTGAATTAGTTATTCCACCAAAACTTGTAAAATCCCAACTATCTCCACCACTTAGTGAAAAGATATTTACATTAGTTCCTCCACCAACATTCCATTGAAGTTGAACAGGTCTAGCAAAAGTTGCTGTTGTAATATTATACCATATTTTTTGTAAAATTACATTAGTGCAAGCTTGACCTGCATTGTTCGGTGTTAAGTTACCTACATCAACAATCATTGTGCTGTCGCCTGTTCCATCAGAAACATTTGTATAGCTTTGAATTAC